GATGCCACTTACAATGCAATATCAGCCGGTGTCGCCACGGAGGGAGCGGTAGAAACTGTAGGAGAAGCGTCAAAGCTTGCCAAAGCGGGCTTTACATCGTCTGCATCTGCCCTGTCTGTATTAACGACAGCCCTCAATGCGTATCAGCTGGAAGCTTCCGAGGTAACGAATATCTCGGATAGCTTGATTACATCCCAGAACTTGGGTGTTATGACAATCGACCAGTTGTCAAGCAGCATGGGTAAAGCTATCAGTACGGCATCCGCTTATTCGATTGATCTTTACAATCTGGAATCAGGATACATCAGTCTGACCAAGGCGGGTGTAAGCGTTGAAGAATCCACGACCTATATCTCCAGTATGTTCAATGAGCTGGGTGATTCCGGCTCGGAGGTTGCCGGAGTAATCATGGAGGAAACAGGACAGTCCTTCGGACAGTTGATGAAGTCAGGATATTCATTGGCAGACGTTCTGGAAATTCTCTATAACAGCGTGGATCAGGACAGTGAAGCATTGATGAACCTGTGGGGCAGTGCAGAAGCCGGAAAGGCTGCCAACGCTGTTATCAATCAGGGACTTGATACATTCAATAACAATCTGGATAAGCTGAGAAATTCAGCAGGAACAACGGAGAGAGCTTATTCTGCTATGACGAATACTACGCAGTATGCGACAGAACGTATGCAGAATAGCTTCAATAACCTCGCAATCGCCATTGGAGACGACATAAACCCTACGGTGGCACAGTTTAAGAATGGTATAGCAGATATTACAGATGGATTTACAGAACTTATCACGAAACATCCAGCAATTTCTGCACTGCTTACTGGTGCGGCTGTTGGGATTGGTGGTGTCACTCTTGCACTTACTGCGTACACCGCTGTTACAAAGGTAGCGACTGTAGTTACAGCGGCAATGGGGACTACTATGTCGGTAGCCCTTGGACCGCTTGCGTTGGTTGCAGCAGCAATCGGAGGAGTTACAGCGGCAGTTATTTATCTTAATAATACAGAAGATGAGATGGCAAAGGCGCAGGAGAATCTTACTCTATCGTCAAAGGAGACACAAAAGGAACTCGATAAATTACAAGATCAATATGCAGAACTTGAAGAAGCTGGACAGGCAGATACAGTTGCGGCATACGAATTAAAAAACCAAATCGACGAGTTGAGTGCTTCGTTTGAGGAAAATAAAGAGACTATAGCAGATCTTGTTGCACAGACCGAGGAATTACGAACGGCATTGGATGAAATTGATAGCAAATACGAAGAAACAATGAGTGGAATTGATGATAGCGAATCTTCTTCAAAATCATTAATCGCTCAACTTGTAGCTATGCAGGAAAATACAAATCTATCTGGTGGGCAGTTGGAAATTATGCAAGGCATAGTCGATAGACTGAACAATTCCTATGAGGGATTAAACCTCACGCTTGACTCTACAAACGGAAAACTGAACATGTCGGTGGAAGATTTATGGCAGGCGGTTACAGATTCCGCAAATCAGGAGAAAGCACAGGCAAACATGGATAAGCTTATGGATTATATAGGACAGTACCAAAATGCACAGTCCACATTTGATGAAGCTAATAAGTCCATGAATGCAGCATATGAAGAATATCAGAAAGCTCTTGATGAAGATTGGTCGGAAGAACATCCATTCTTAGCATGGTCTGGTTTAGCTGATGGAGCTGAAATGAACTGGTCTGGATCGGTAAAAGATGCCTATAACGAGTATAGTGTGCTTAAAGATGCGACTGCAGATGCAGAAGAGGAATTTAATCGTGTCACAGATGCCATTCGTGAATGCTATGAAGAAATGGGGTACTCTGAGGAAGAAATCGACAGCATGATGTCAGAACTTGCTCTTGCGTCTGCATCAGCAACAGAGGCTTCCGAGATATATGAGCAGCAGAGAGAGGTACTGGAGAGTACATCTGACGGATACAACGAGGCAAGCAGTGTCATTCAAGGCTATTCGGCACAGCTTGAAGAATTGTGCACAGCCTATGATGATGCTTACGATTCAGCTCTGCAGAGTGTTCAAGGTCAGTATGATTTATGGACAGAGGTTGAGGACGTAACAGCAATGACATCCCAGAGTATCAAGGATGCGTTGCAGTCACAGATAGATTACTGGAACTCATACAACGAGAACATGAATTCTCTTACAGCCAGAGCAGACGAAATCGAAGGATTGTCTGATATGCTGAAAGATTTGTCAGATGGCAGTGAGGAGTCAGCTGCAATGCTGGCCGGCATGGAAAGCATGAATGATGCAGATCTGTCAGCAGTAGTGAAGCAATACAATGACCTGCAGACAGCTCAAGGCGATACAGCAACCAGTATGGCAGAGTTGGAGACGGATTTTTCTAATTCCCTTACCAAGATACAGACGGATATGGAAACAGCTGTTGATAATCTAAACCTGAGTGATGAAGCGAAGGCAAATGCGAAATCCACTATGGATGCCTATGTGAAGGAAATTCAAGACGGAGTATCGAAAGCCCAGAGTGCAATCAATTCCCTAAGCTTTGCAAACACCACTCTAAAGGGCGGTGGATATCATGCATACGCAGAAGGTACCGTAGATGCGGAACCGGGACTTGCACTGGTCGGCGAGGAAGGTCCGGAGCTTGTCAATTTTGGTGGCGGAGAAGTTGTTTATACAGCTGATGAAACAGCTAACATACTTGCAAAAGATACATCTTCGGACAGTTTCTATGTGGAGCCGGAGCAGGCGGCTAATGATACAGCAGGCGGCGACAGGACAGTGACTTTTAGAGTAGAGGGTGCTGGAGAAATGAAGGTAACCGGAAATGGTGTCACAAAGGAAGATGTTGTAAGCCTGTTAATGTCGAACATGAAGGATGCTCTTATGGGTATCATTCAGCAGGAAATAGAGGAGGAAGGAGATTTGTCGTATGAGTTCTAATTATCAATTAGCCATGAAGCTGAACAGCATTTTTCGGTTTCCGGTTCTTCCAGAAGAAATAGAAGTGTCGTATGGCAGTGACAACTCCAACCTCAAGGTGTATGGAGTTGGTGAGTGTACGATTATACAGGACAGTGCAGCTGCGAACATTAGCTTTTCGAGCTTTTTCCCGAAGACTTATTTCAGCGGATGCAATTACAGCAACATTCCGGATCCGAACACAGCAGTAGCACAGGTTTTGGCAATGAAGAACACCAAGAAGCCGGTGCGGCTTACTCTTACCGGAGGCATGGGAATATCCATGTATGCCACCATTGAGAAATTCAAAACCTCAGAGGTTGGCGGCGATCCTGGAACGGTGCAGTTTGACATTACCTTCAAGGAGTACAGAGAAATCACCATGCGTCAGATCAAGGTGAATGTTACCACACAGAAAGCTACTGTTTCACAATCCTCTCCAAGGGTGGATAACACTCCGGCGGCACAGACATACACAGTGAAAAAGGGCGACTGTCTTTGGAACATCGCAAAGAAGTTCTACGGATCAGGAGCTAAATATACCGTTATTTACAATGCGAATAAAGGTGTTATTGGCAGTAACCCAAATCTGATTTATCCCGGACAGGTTTATACCATACCGGCAGCATAGGAGGTAGCCATGGCAATACAATTTGTAATTATCCATAACGGAACGGGCTATGATGTGTCAAATATGTTCGAGGAGATCACTTGGAGCGGCAGGAAAGGAGCTGCTCCAAGGTCTGTCAGTATCACTCTGATGGATGATGATGGATACAATCATTCAAGGGTTACGGTAGATTGTGCTAATGGAGACCAATGTGTTTTTTATGAGGGCGGCAAAGAGCTGTTCCGGGGCATAATCACAAGCCATAAGCAGAGTAATTCTAAAAAGCTGGTGGTAAAAGCCTATGACAATGCTTATTATCTGGCGAACAACAAGGATTCATTCTGCTATACCAACAAGACGGCCACAGATATATTCAATGATTGTATGTCAAGGCTGGGAATGACAGGAAATGCGGTTGATACAAGCTATGTAATACCGGAACTTCCAAAAGCAAAGACAACTTATTATGATGTGATGCTCGATGCGTTAAGCACAACGTATAAAGCCACAGGGGAAAGATATTATATTTCTTCCGAAAATGGCACGATTTATTTAAGAAAAAGAGTGGAAAATGCCATGCAGTGGGTATTGGAAGCTGGGAGCAGTCAGTCAAACCTCACCAGTTACGAATACTCCAAGAGCATTGAGAAGATAAGAACCAGAGTAAGGCTCCTGTCGAAGGAGGATGCGATAGTGTATGAGAAAGCCAATACCGAGCTGGAATCGAAGATTGGTACCTTCATGGAGGTAAAGTCGGTGGACGATTCCTACACAGCCGCACAGATGCAGGAGCTGGTCGAATCAATCTTTGATGAAAAGGGGACACCGGAGCAGAGTTTGAAGGTCTCTGGCATGGGAGTATCGGAAGCTGTATCCGGAAAATGTGTTTATGTTATCATCCCTCATCTTGGATTAAAACGGTCTTTTTTTATTGATGAAGACACCCACAAGTACACAAGAGAAAGCCATACAATGACCTTAAAGCTTAACTTTGCAGAGCCTGTGACAAAATCATCAGGCTCAACACAGACAAGCTCTGAACACAAGATAGGAGACGTTGTGCAGTTCAATGGCGGTTACCACTATGTGAACAGTACCGCAAGCAAGCCTACCGGCTCCAGATGCAATGCAGGTCCGGCCAAGATTACTCACATTGCAAAAGGCAAGGCTCACCCATGGCACCTAGAGCACACAGACAGCAAGAGCAGGGTGTTTGGTTGGGTTGATGATGGCACATTTAGTTAGGAGAATGGATTATGGCAGATCAGGAAACACCTACCGGAATAAAACAGCTGATACAATCAATGGCACCGGAAGCACCGAGTGTGAAGGAGGGAATTGTAACATCCGCCTCTCCACTGGAAGTCACGCTGAAGAATGATGCAAAAATGGTATTAACCGCCAATTCGCTTGTGGTACCGAGAAGCCTTACGGACTACCAGGTCGAGGTTGATCTGGAAACGGGAGCCGGCTCTCTCATATCAAAAACGAAGACGGACGGAAAGCATACACATGAGGAACTAAGCGGAAGCGATGATGGAGCACATTCCCATTTTCTGGCAACATTTACTGTCAGAGACGGAGTTCTTATGATTCATAACGCACTAAAGAAAGGCGATACCGTTTATCTGCTGGCATTCAACAGCGGAAAACAATATTACATTTTGGACAGAAAGGGGTAATCAGATGGCGGTTGACATAGCTATTCCGGTTGCTGCCATTGAAGACGAGGAAACGATCACATCAAGAACCTACGCTATAGACTGGGAAGCTGGTCGGATTGCCGGATTCATAGATGAGCAGGAGGCTGTTAAGCAGTTCATAAAGAAAGCCCTTCTGACACCTCGTTTTCATTGCCTTATTTATGACAGTCAGT